TGTTATCCTTGGTCAACAGGGTTCTCAACTATTAGGTTTCTTTGGTGCTGGCGGTGCGTTGGCGGGTGCTATCCTTGCCGTAGGTGCTGCTGTTGCTTATCTAACCAGTGCAGCCGGAGAATCTAAATCAGCACTGTCTGATATGAGTGACGCACTCCAAAGAGCTAATGACATAGCTGAAAAATCAAATGGTGTGTATCAACTAAGGAAAGAGTTTGAGTATTTGGCTCAAGCCTCCGAGTCTGTAGCCAAGACAAGAATACTCGCAACACTTCAAAGTATTGAAGATGCTTCCCGTGCCTCCGCTCAAGGTATTGCTGTTGCGTTTGGTGATCTTGATATATCAGAGTTGTTTGGTTTAAAAGACTTGGAGACGTTCACAAGAACCTACGGTGATCTAGAAGCGTACTTGCAGTCTGGATTGGTGACTGATTCAGTAGAAGACCTCGGTGAAATGTTTGGTTTCGCTGGAAGAGAAGCAAACGCTGCCGGTAGGGACATTCTGAAGATGTTGACCACTGCCCGTGTCGAGGGTACACCTTCCAGCATATTAGAGTTGGAAGAAGGTCTTTCTGGTTTGGTAGAACAGTCTGGTAATGCCAGCGAAGAGGCGTTCAGACTCATTTCCAGCTTAGAAGAATATTTCTCAAAGGCACGTACAGCAGAAGAAAGAACCAACTTCTTGAAACGTGCATACGAAGACCTGCAATCTGCCCTTTCTGGTTCCACTGAAGCTATGCAGATTTCTGAGTTGTGGTCAGACTTTGAATCTCTATTCTCAGAAGTTGATGAGGGGTATGCAAGAACAATAAAACTCAACCGTGCTTGGATGATTCTGACCGAAGCAGGTAGAGAGTTTGGGATTGAGCAATCAAAACTTGTCGAAATAATGGATAAGTATGCTGATTCTTTGGATGAAACTTCCAGTAATACAAAAACAGCGTACGATGAAGCTAAAGAGTATATAGCTACCCTGAAAGAACAAGCCGAAACAGTAGGTCTCTCAGAGAAGGCTTTGGTGCGCCATACGATTGAAAAGCTGGCCGATAAAGATGCGTCAATCAAAAACAAAGAAGCATTGATTGACGAGGCCCAAGCCTATGTGCAACAGACACAGGCCGCTGAACGTCGCCTTGAGCAAATGAAGGAAGAGAAAGAAAGACGTAAACAGATTTTGGATCAAATGCAGTCTGATTACCAGACTCGTATGCAGTTTATGTTTGGTGATAGGCAGAGCGAGATTCAAACACAGTCTATCAGATTATTGTCTTCATTCTCTGATGATGAAGAAGGCCGCAAGCGCGTTCAGCAGTGGCAGAAAGAACAAGAAAATCTTCTTGCAATGCAAGCGGAAGAAGTTTCAACAAGCCCGTTCAGTGATATAGAAACACTTGAGCTTGAGCTTGCACAAAGAAAACAAACTCTACAATCATACTATGATACCGAGTCTCAGCAGTACAAAGACCATCTCGCCAGCATGGAGCAAAATGCTGCTAACGCAAAACCATTCCTCCAATTTGCTGAGGGCGCTCAGACAGCCGCCACAGTAGTAACTGGCGCGCTTGACACAATGCAGGCCGCTAACCGTGAGAACACAAAAGAGTTTCAGCAGTTGGCATTGGTTAGGGCAATGATTTCACAGGCTGTTGCTATAGCGACGTTATGGGCCGAGCCGGGTAACTTCTATGTGAAATTGGCCCAAACCGCAATCGCTGGTGCTCAGGTTGGTGCTCAAATAGCACAAATAAAGTCCACAGATTATGCAACAGGTGGTTTGGTTCGTGGTCCGGGTACAGGGACATCTGATGATGTCCCAGCAAACTTGTCCAACGGCGAGTTTGTAATGCGGGCTGATGCGGTTAGGAAGATTGGTATTCCTCAACTGAATGCCATGAACCAAGGTAGGACTCAGAACTTTGCTACTGGCGGTGCTGTAAGTACAGGATCAGGCATGATTGGTGGGGGTAATACAACTGTCAATGTTATTGATAATAGATCTCAGGGTGCGCCTGTAGAAACTAGAGAAACAACCGATGAAAAAGGCGATAAGCAAATAGAGCTTATTATACAAGACGTTGTGAAAAAAGGTTTTGGCAGGGGTACATTTGATAAAGACATGAAAGGTAACTTTGGCATTAAAAGACCGGGAAGGAGAGTATAATGGCTACTTGGCCGTCTAGTTTACCACAGTCTCCATTACTTGAAGGGTTTAGTGACAGACCCCAAAACTCTGTATTAAGATCTGAGTTTGACGGGTACACTAAACAAAGAAATAGGTTCACGGCAACACTTTCTAATGTAACAGAAAGATACTATATGACATCACAGCAGTTTTCTACGTTTAAAGACTTTTATTTCAACACCCTTGGTAATGGGGCAGACGAGTTTTCAAAAAACGATCCTGTTGAGGGAGTAAATAGAATTTATAGGTTTGTTTCCCCTTATGAAGAACAGGTTGTTGGTTTGGATTGGATAGTTACGCTTAGCTTGGAGAAGATAACATAATGCCTTTTTCCGATAATTTTTTAGAGCAGGCATTTAACGGAGGTGGTGATCCAGCTATAACTCTGATGAGGGTAAGGTTTGGTGACACCTCTTACTATTTTGCTAATAACACAGAGAACATAACAAGTTCCGTTGATGGAAGTGAGCAAATCTATCATAAAAGCGGGTTTAATCTTTCTCTGGCAGATGATACAGAAGAAGGTACTCCTAGAGCAACGTTAAACTTTGAGGTTGCTGATATACAGATTGTTAGAAGTCTCAGAGCTACAGACGACCCCCTGATTGTTGATATTTGGATTGTTCTTGGTTCAGACCCAAACGTAGTTGAGTTTGGTCCAGTGAATTATAAATCAGCAGCTTTTAATGTTGATGCCAGTGCTATATCAATAGAGCTTGAGGTTGAGCCTGTATTACAAATACAAGTACCTCGCCATAGATTCACACCAAATACTTTCCCCGGACTGTTTGAAGGTGCATAATGAAAGTGCCCATGTGGGTTTACCAGATACCATTTGTTGCTGGTGGTAGGGAGATAGATGGTGCTGATTGCTGGGGGCTTATTGTCCTACTATACAAGCACTTCTTTAATATAGACCTGCCTCGTTATGATGGCAAGGGCGTAACGTCAAAAGACACAGTTGTTAGTAGCGAAGAAGAGATACTTGCTGTAGCTAACAGCAGCAATATGTTTGAAGAAGTAGTAACCCCTCAGTTTGGAGATTGTGTTCTTGTCAACATGATAGGTCATCCGATACACATAGGATTTTGCCTAGACTCAAGAACAATGATACACATATCCAGAAAAAACAATGTTGTAATAGAAGATTTTACAGGTGCTAAATGGAAAAGCAAGGTGGTCGGGTTTTACAGGTATCAGTAAGTAAGTCTCCTGTTTATTCTGTAATTTTTGATGAGCACGAAGTAGGTAAAACTCTCCGTGAAATTTATGATTGCTACTCCGGTCTTTCAGAAGAACACACTAAAATCTTCATTAACGGTGAGGAAGAGTTAAATTGGGAGTACAAACCAAAACCTGCTGAGATGGTTTCGGTGTGCCAAATACCCCAATACGAGGCAGTTATTGCCTATGTCGTACCCGCCCTTATAGCATTAGTTGTCGGCGCTATCGTCGGTTACATTCTTTATAAAAGCATCGACCAACCAAACACTGATCAAGGCAGTAAGATAAATCGTATTACTGGCGCTAGGAACGAAGCTAAACCATATGAGGTTGTTCCAGTAGTTATTGGTAATCGAAGGGTGGTTCCACCTTATGCGGCCCAACCTTATACTTACTGGTCGGGTAACAATCAGTGGCTGAAGATGCTGTTTTGTGTTGGATATGGGCCATTGAGCATTTCCAATATTAAGATTGGTGATGCTGACATATCTAATTTTAGAGATATTAATTATGAGGTTCTTGATTGGTATAACAACAAAGACATTGACACAATTAAAAATATCTGGGGTTCAGATGTTCAGCAAGAGACTGTAAACCAGAATATACCAGATAATTCTTATATTACTAGAGCAGCGCCTGCGGATACAAACAAGCTGAGGCTTGATTACGTGTTCCCCGGAGGTTTGTGGGTTGGTGGTGAGCTAGATGCACTGACAAACGGTGTAATGTTCAGATTTTACTACAACGGCGATAGGTATACTGTCGCCAGAGTCAGAAATACTATTGATGGCTACTCAGTAAGGGAGTCGGGCGGAAGATATTATGTGGGAATGTCTAACGATGTAACTTCATACTTTGTTAATGAAATAGATGGTTATGTCTATCTGAAAAACTATAATGGTTTCTTATACACTAATGTCTACCGTACAGCAACCCGCAATCAATTCACCAAATCCTTTACTTGGAAACCAATTGATCCGGTTACACAGCAACCAATAACCGGACCCGTCTCATACGAACTCAGAAGAAAACCGATAGGCGGTCGTAGTGATGGTCAAATAGGCGAGGACATTCAATTTAGTACAGCAACGTATGAACTCAACCCAGACGTTGGAGAGGGCTATTTTGGTGTAAATAAAACACAAGGTTTGTATCCTGTAATAATTGCTGTAGACATCCGAGCAACAGACCAGCTAAATGGGATTATTGAAAACCTCTCTTGTCAGGCAGAATCTGTAGTTCCAGACATTGGAGTTACTCAAGACTGGAAGAACTATAG